ACCTTTTCTTAATACGAAAACTTTCGTAGCTGGACAATTCCAGTGGGAAACAATAGATGTAACCTTTAGAGACCCTATTGCACCTTCTTCTTCACAAGCATTAATGGAGTGGGTAAGATTACATGCAGAGTCAGTAACAGGTAGAATGGGTTACGCTGCTGGTTACAAGAAAAAAGTAGACTTATTTATGTTAGACCCAACAGGAGCAATTGTAGAGAACTGGGAATTAAGAGGTACTTTCTTAACTAATGTTAATTTCGGTGATTTAGATTACAGTGGTGATGACTTAGCAGATGTTTCAGCGACACTAAGATTTGATAGAGCAATATTAAAATACTAGATATATTTTTTACATAAATATATTAATTAAAGGACCACTTAGGTCCTTTAATTGTTTACATATGGTTATTAGTTAGTATTCTTTAATGATAAATTATAATTTTTACCTAAAAAAATAAAAAAAAATGTCAGAAAAAGAAGTAAAATTTAGTGTACCCTTTGATGTAATTGAATTACCATCTAAAGGACTACTCTATGAGAATTGTGATAAAACAATTAAAGTTGAGTATATGACCGCAGAAGACGAAAATATATTAACTTCCCCAAACCTTTTACAATCTGGTAAAGTACTTGATGTACTTATGGAACGTAAAATAAAACAAAAAGGAATTGACGCTAAGAATCTTTTAGTTGGTGATAGAAATGCGATAATGGTATTTTTAAGAGCCACTGCTTATGGTGAAATGTACCCAGTTAAATTAACTGATCCAGATACGGGAGAGGAATTTGAAACGGAAGTTGATCTAAACTCATTGAAGATTAAAGAAATAGGTGCTGATCCTGACGAAAACGGATATTTTTCATTTAACCTTAAACGTAGTAAAAAGACAATTAAGTTTAGATTACTTACCGCTAAAGACGAGGAAGATTTAGTTAAGGGAGAAGAAAGAAGACAAAAGGTCTTAAAAAACAATGTATCTAAATTATTAACATCTAGATTAGTGATGCAGATTATGGATGTTGATGGGGAAACAAATAAAGGTTATATAGAACAATTTGTTCAATATATGCCAGCTGGGGATTCATTAGAGTTAAGAAAATATATGGATGATATTGAACCAGGAATAGATCTGAGGGTAGACGTGGAGGCTCCTTCAGGTGCCGGGTTTCGCAGTCTCATTCCCATCACAGTCCGATTTTTTTGGCCTAACGTCGAGTTATAAACCTTCGTTATTTCAAGAAATCTATATATTAGTACATCACGCTGGGTTTACGAGAGACGATGTAATGAAGATGCCGGTATTTGAAAGAAGGGCTTATATGTCTTTCTTACAAAAAGAAATAGATGAAGGAAAATTTGGTACAGGATCTGAAAGAGGTGGTGGTGCTGATATGGGTGGC